TAAAATGCTACGGTCGGGTCTTATGCACCGCATAACGTCAGACTTACCGGCGTAAGAGAGGGTAAAAATATGACTTCTAAAACCTTAATAATGGATCAGATCGACGCAGAATACCTCGCACGCAAAGAATTTATGAAGGGCTTCCACCAAGCAGCGGAGTATTCTGCCCTGTCTAAAGAACAGAAAGAACAAGTAGACGCCGAATACCTCGCCCGCAAAGCGAATAAGAAAGCCAAACCCGTTCGCGAGCGCGACATCAAGGACTATTTCTTGAAGATCGCTAAGTCCTACGGCGCCGAGGTTCGTAAGTGCGAGTGGTATCGCCGTAAGGACGCACCGGATTGGTTCGTCGCGTTGAACGGTGCGCACTTCGCTGAACTGAAACGACCAGGCGCGAAGCCCAACCCCTCCCAAGCGAGGGAGGCGGTGAAGCTGGAGAAGCGCGGTGTTCCTGTTCACGTCTTGAGTACATATGACGAAGTAGATAACTTTTTTGAGAGGATAGCGAAGTGAGAGTAATCGACGACATAAAGTTTTCCCCCATCAAGAGTGCCGACGGTGTGATCACTGGTTACCTGTCCACGACTTCCGTTGAGGTGAGCGGCGAGATGTTCATCGCTTCAAGATTCATGTCTGCGGAGGAACACGACGCGATGTACCCAACCTTGAGGGATTTTGTTCACACCGCTTTGAGAAGCAACATCATGTCAGATATTCGCAAGAGGTTATTCGAAGGGGTGAAGGGGTGATTCCCCGCACTATCTACACCCCAAGGGTGTACCAAGGCATGATACTGAACCACCAACTCAGTATCGACCGTGCGTGTACGTGGTCGGGTATGGGTTCGGGCAAGACGGTATCGACTCTCACCGCTATCGACACTAACTTCTTGGCTGGCGAGGATAGCCCCGTGCTTGTCGTAGCCCCGAAGCGCGTGGCGGTTACAACGTGGCCTGAAGAAGCAAAGAAGTGGTTGCACCTCCGACAGATCACCGTCATGCCGATCATGGGCGACGAGGACAAACGCCGTCAGGCATTGAAGTACGACGCCAGCGTGTACACGATAAACTTCGAGAACCTGGTGTGGCTTATCGAGTATTACGGCGAACGGTGGCCTTTCAAGCACGTCATCATCGACGAGAGCACCAAGCTGAAGTCCTTCCGCATCAGACAAGGCGGTGTTCGGGCGCAAGCATTGGGCAGCATAGCGCACACCAAGATCAAGAAGATCGATCTCCTTACCGGAACACCCTCCCCGAACGGGCTGCTTGACCTGTGGGGGCAACTCTGGTTCATCGACGCGGGTGAGCGTTTGGGGAGGAGCTACGAGGCGTTCAAGCAGCGATGGTTCCGCCCACCAGAGTACGGTGAGGGACCACTGGTTCCGCTACCGCACGCGCAAGCCGAGATTCAGGAACGCTTGAGGGATGTGTGCCTGACAATCGACATGAAGGATTGGTTCGACCTGGAAGACCCGATTGTGAATAACATCTACATCGACCTCCCCCCGAAAGCGCGTAAGACGTACAAGGAGATGGAGAAGGAAATGTTCATCAAGTTGGGCGAGCGTCAGGTCGAAGCGCACAACGCGGCCAGCAAGACTCAGAAACTCTTGCAGATTGCCAGCGGTGCGGTGTACCTCGACCCGGACGCCGACAACGACTTTCACCCCAAGGCTAAAGACTGGAAGGAGGTTCACGATGTCAAGATTCTGGCGCTCGAAGAGATTATCGAAGAAGCGATGGGCGAACCGGTGCTGGTGGCATATCACTTCAAGAGCGATCTCGTAAGGCTACTCAAGGCGTTTCCCCAAGGGCGGGTACTGGATGCCAACCCCCAAACGCAAGCCGACTGGAACGCGTGTAAGATACCGGTGTTGTTTGCGCATCCTCAATGCCTACACCCCTCGACTGAAGTGTTGACTGAATATCGTGGATGGGTTAAACTTATCGAAGTTCAGATAACTGAGCGGGTATTCGATGGGGTGGAGTTCGTTAACCATTCAGGTTGCCAATATTCTGGACATAGCGAAGTAATCGACTGCTTCGGGGTGAAGATGACACGAGGCCACCGACTGCTTGTTAATGCTAAATGGGAGAGGGCGGAAGATGTTAGAAACAATAGCCGTACTAGAAGAGAAGCACTATACCGCTACGAGGGCAATGACGAGAGTATTAGCGAGATGTTTGCGTTGCAACCAAACATCCGAGATACTGGAACAGAACGTGAGAAAGCACAACAAGAGGGAGTCTACCCACTGCCAGAAGTGCCTGCCCGAAAAATTTCACAACCTGACGGGTACACCGGTATGGAATTCGTGGCGCGGAATGTGGCACAGGTCAAAGGACACCACGGACAAGGACTACGGAGGTCGTGGAATAACTGTCTGCGAGGAGTGGCAAGACTTCAAGACGTTCTACGCGGATATGTCACCGACATACCGGGAAGGTTTGACGATAGAACGGTTGGATGTGAACAAGGGTTATTCAAAAGAGAATTGCACTTGGGTGACGATGTTCGCGCAGCAGGGGAACAAACGCAAAACACGGCGGCTAGTCTACCAAGGGAAGAACATGCACTTGGCCGAGTTGTGCAGGGTAACAGGTCTGAGCCGTTGCATACTGACGATACGCCTGAACCAGGGCATGAACGCAGACCAAGCGGCAGCGGCAGCGGTGAACTCCACGTACAAGAAGAACCGGAAAAAGCGCACGTATACGACCTAGTTGACTGTGGACCGAGAAGCAGATTCTTAATACGCAACGCTGAAGGCGAAGTGTTCATCTCGCATAACTCCGCCGGACATGGGTTGAACCTGCAGCACGGCGGAAGAACATTAGTGTTCTTCTCGCACGATTGGAATTTAGAGAATAGACTACAGATTCTTGAACGGATTGGCCCCGTGAGGCAAGAGCAATCTGGTTACAAGCGGTCGGTATTCATTCACAACATCATCGCACGGGGTACGATAGACGAGTTGGTGCTGGAGAGAATCGACAACAAAAAGGGAATCATGGACTGTTTATTGGAAGCAATGAAAAGGGGGCAAGCGTGAGTGATTCGATAAAGATCATAATGATTTTAGCCATCTTATTAGCCGCTGCGTGCTTGGCTACCGTGAACCACGCACGAGATACTGCGCGGGAAGTCACCAGCGTTTATTGGGTCTGCAACAAGGACAACGTGCAAGAGATGCTGGTCAACGCCCCGAACGGAATGTCAGCAGCCATTGCGACTCACTGTGAGAAGCACACTTATATAAGGAAAATGTGATGGCCGATGACGCGGATATGACCTCTGAAAAGATGGAGTTCTTCGACGCCGCACACCTAGCCGAGATACGTGAAAAGGCTGCGCGGATACCTGTTGGGGTAGCGGGTGAATGTATCCACTGTGAGGAATACTCGCTCAGGTTAGTGGGCGGCGCTTGTGCCCCTTGCCGTGATAGATTGGGGTTGCCGTGAATTATTTATCTGTGTGCTCGGGTATCGAAGCGGCAACAGTTGCGTGGCACTCACTTGGATGGAACCCCGTGGGGTTTTCAGAAATAGAACCTTCTCCGTGCAAGGTATTGGCGCACCACTACCCAAACGTCCCAAACTTGGGCGACATGACTAAATTTAAGGAATGGCCTGATTATGCAAATGTCGATATTCTCGTTGGAGGAACTCCTTGTCAATCCTTCTCAGTCGCAGGATTACGAAAAGGACTTGATGACCCGCGTGGCAACCTCATGCTTACCTACCTTGGAATTGCTAACCGTTATAAGCCAAAATGGATTGTCTGGGAAAACGTCCCCGGTGTTTTGTCGAGTAACGGAGGACGGGATTTTGGAACCTTCCTCGAAGGGCTGGCGCAACTCGGGTATGGGTTCGCCTACCGAGTTCTTGACGCTCAATTCAGTAGAACACATGAGCACCCTAGAGCCGTCCCTCAGCGAAGGCGGCGTGTGTTCGTTGTCGGATGTCTTGGAGACTGGCGAAGTGCAGCCGCAGTTCTATTTGACTCCGAAAGCCTGTGCGGGAATCCTCCGCCGAGCAGAAGCAAGGGGAAAGAAATTGCCGGAACAATTGGAGCGCGCACTGGCCTCAGTGCCGGAGCGCAAGACGCAATGAATGGGCACATGTTGCCTGTAACGTGTGTGTCACACGGACAAGCGAACGCAGAAATACTGGAGGGATTATGTCCAACACTAAATTGCAATCACGAGCAACCAATAATAGTAAATGGCGGCGCGTCGTATTCGCATCAGACTGTATTGAGTGTGAGTGCTGTGGAGAACCATTTTGCGAATACTGCCAACAACACTACGCAGACTGCGAGTGTCCAGGACCAACCCAAGACGATGAATATGACTACCGCGAGCGAAAAGGAGTGCTTACAGCCAAGCGGAAGAATGCGTGAAATATCTTGCATTGCACTCGCTGGCAGCACTATCGGACGCGCACCAGAAAATGGTGGAAATGGTACTGGCTACGATGATACGGGATCAGCCTACACGCTAACCAAGACGGATGTTCATGCGGTGTGCATACCAATCAATACTCAAATTGCCACACGCCACAAAGCAATGGGCGAAGGTACGGGTATGGGTATCGCAGATGACGGCGCACCCGCATACACATTGCAAGCGGCACATAGTCATGCGGTTGCTTTCGAACCCGGATTTTTAAAGCGAGAAGGAAGCCACTATTACGAAGAGCACACCGGAACTATTCGCAAAGAGCCGGGTGATAACTTGATGGCGGTGGCTGTTGCGCAAACCTTGCAAGTACGCCGATTAACTCCGCTGGAGTGTGAGAGATTGCAGGGTTTCCCTGATAACTATACCAACGTAGCTGGGCTATCAAACTCAGCACGCTATAAGGCGTTGGGCAACAGCATGGCGGTGAACTGTATGCGGATATTGGGTGAACGAATTGCGATGGCAGAGACGATAGACGTTATTTCTGACCTTCTTTAACTAAGATATCTACAATCCCGTTGTTATTGGCAGCACACTTTTTATATTGATCTTGGGCTCTGGCAATCCAGTTAACGATGTCGGTATCGGTGGCAACTCCTCCGGTACTTTCTTCAACAGGGTCGCGGGGACGTGGGGACAGACCAAAGACCTTAGTGGGTTTGTTGAGCAGCCTGACAGCATCAGCAGACAAGCAAGACTTACCAGTAGTGATTTTAGAAACATTGATTAGTACCTCCGTTAATACCTCAGCAGATGTGCGTTCTATTTCCTGCACCTCAGCAGCTTTCTTATTGCCATAATCTACGGCTATTTTATATTCAGCAGCCGCTTTAGCTGCGGTCTTAGCGTTCTCGACCTTAACTTCATCATCACGCGCTCCACGACCCTGAAAGTAAGCAGTGGTGTGTGTGCCAGCAAGCGCAACAAAAATTAAGCCCAGCGCGATGACTTTTGTTTGTAGGGTAAGCGGATTCATCTGAAATGCCTCCACACAGATATGACGATCAGTATCAGACCAACATAAAAAATAACCGCCTTACACTTTAGGTCTTGCATTCGATCTTCAGTCATTCTTGTTTCCCTTGCTGACCAAGTACGAGTCAAACGCAGCTTTTTGTAGGTAGGCAATCGGAGCGGTGAACGCCGCTATGACCGCCGCCGTTCCAACGCCGTCGAATCTTGGCGGTATCAGCACCGCGAAGTCGTACCCACGAGAGAACGCGAGATACGTCATGACGAGGGTGAAAAACAACACCAGCCGCCTGACGATCTGCCGATTGTCTACCCAGTCCCAAAACATCACGGCTTCCTTAATGGAAAAGTGCGGAACCAGATTTTAACTCGAGCGAACCAACCTTTGATGCTCTCTATAATGTTCCTCATGCTAGTCTCTCCCCACTTAAAAGTTGCGCAATTGTTAAACCGCCCGTGAACTGACAATGCGCCATTTCGCACAGTCTCCCCTCCCAGCGACCTGCCCATTCCAGCCCAACGCCTTCCGCTATTAGACCGCATTTTTCGAACAGCTCAAAATTTCTCCAATCAATTTTACCATTCTGTAATGGTGCGAAGTCGAAGGCTAGGCCGTAATTGTGGAAGGAACGCCCCGGCTGTGCGTTAGTAACTTTGACCCCCGGAGTCGTCCTGCCCTGAGCGTATAGCGCGGCCTGTGACTCGTTGTCTCGGTAAGTGGAGGTGATGAGCACGTCTATGCCGTCCACCATGCACTCCGCAATAAACCTAACGCATAGCTCCCGCACCTTTGGGTGCAGGTCGTCTAAGTCGCGACTGTTAATCATTTCCTGTCACCGCTCCCACGCTCAAGAAGCCGCGTCACCTTCGCGTCGATCTCTCGCACGGTTGTGCGCAACTCGACTGACTCTCGTGCGCGTTCTTCTTTTATGTTTTTTATTTCGGCGGTGTTGGTGGCGACAATGCTCTTTACCTCCGAAAGCGCAGAGAATACCGTCCATATAAGCGTAGCAGAAGCTAGTATGTGCGCGATATTAAACGAAGTGTTGATAGAGAACTTCTTGCCGTCGGTCTCTCGCCTATTGTACTGGTCTGGCCGTCTGTCACGGTAACTCTCATCGTCTCCAACATTATCAGCACCCATACTTGAACTCCTTGTGAACTTATAATAATTTATCCACCGCAGCCCCAACAGCGGCGTCAAACTGTTCTTTCTGCCGATCCTTCTGGTCTTGAGCACTCTTAGCCGCCTGGCCGTTGATGTTGCTTAAAAACGTCACCGCTTTGTAGTGCAGCATCAAGATACTGGCGGCTTCGTTAATGAAGCGCAAGTCTTCATCGCTCAGAACTATGGAGTGCATTGTTGTTATCCTCTTCTTAGTTGTAATATGGTAACTTGTAAGTAGTGCTATCAATCTTGAACTTCAGGTACCCGCTTGGCAAAGCAGGTAGCGCGGTAGCGGCTCCGCCTGACGCAGAACTAGCGGTGTTCGTACCCGAAGTGACCCCCCAGCTTTGTTGGAAGTTGACCCAGCAGTTCTCGAACCCAACGGCGCCCGAAACAACGGTGTCCTCACGCAAGCTCGCACCGGACGTAGAACCGAACTGAATCTTCTGCCCCTGTACAAGAGCTATCGCTGCTGTGGTGTACGAGGCGGCAAGTTTTATCCCAACGGCTTTGTTAGAGGTGTCCCAGATACCGTAGGTAGTATTCGCCCCTGCGGTCTCGATCTTGATCGCCGCGATCATGTCGTCTCTTAACAGGATGCCCGAAGAGTAGTAAGACCCCGCCGTGTCAGTACCTACCGCGCCGATGCGGATACCTGCGATTATCTGAGCGACCGCCCCACCGGTGTTGACCCGACCAGCGACAATCTCCAAGCCGAAGCGCGTGCTGAACACGTCACCTCCGTTAGCGGATATGGTAGCGAGCAGGGCATGAAGAGCACCCGTTGGGTTCGCGGTTCCGGTGTAGTCCTTCGCCTCGAACGTTCCTGCTTCCGTACTCCCCACAGCACGCTTGTTCCCCCTGAAGTACCCCGCGATGTTGTAACTCGCCGCAGCGTAGTTTTCCAACGTAACCGACTGGCCGTATTCGTAGTTGGTAGCCGCTGCGTTAACCGTATGTGCGATCCGACTCGCAGCGGCGACAACCCCGGCGGTTCCTCCTGTGTGGCTGGTGGTGCGGGTAATGTTGGAGGTGTCGCGAGTCGAAGCGGTGGAGGTTTCAGCAACGTGAAGCCAACTGGTAGGGGATGTCGTCCCGAGTCCGAGGTAGCCTGACGAGTTAACTTTGCTCGTGCCGGGGAGGTCTACCTCTGTGGCGACGCTAAGAGAGGCTACCGCGAAGTTCTCTGTCAAAGACCCGTTTAGCGCGGCGGCACCGAGGGTAGCCCTTGCGATAGCCGCACTCGTGTCATCAAGGACGGTCTGCATGAACGCGCTGGCGCTGAGGCCGCTACTTCCACTTCCAAGAACCTGTGTGAAGGATAACTCCGAAGTGCCGATGAGCACACCACTGGACGAGAGTTGCCAGATGGTGTTGACGTAGGTTGTTCCCTCCGCGATGGCCACCCCCGTTCCGCGAAGCACGTCTCGCGTACCGTCGAAGTCAGGAGCGCGTTCCCACGCTGCTGTGGCGACGTAGTAGATGCCGTTCTCAACGGGGTCAGTTTGACTTCTGACCAACACCCGGTCGTTTACAGCAAGAGCAACGTCGTCAACCGTCTGCGTTCCTGACAGGGTTATGTTCGATGAGGTTACAACACGGCACGGGGGCTTCATGCCCAGCGAACCGATCAGCCCGACTATTCTATCCTGCTGTGCCATGATACCCCCTCTATGTTTGTGTGATTATAGCTTAACTATTTGTGTTTAGTGCTTTAACTCTTTCGGTGGGCCAAACAACATCGCTTCTGGCCCAGCGGTATCGTCGGCGTATGCGACACCCCCAACAACTGCGTTCTTGATGAAACTTCCAGGGAGGCCGAGCATGTAGCTCAACGCCATTATCTCGTTGGCTACGTCCTTGATGTCCCCCTCGTCGTTCCAGATGTCTACCGCCGACCCTGCTCCCGCAGCGACCCCCGTGATAGCCGCCTCGACAGGGGATATTTTAAGTCCGTAAGAGTCCATGCCCAGACCTTTACGGTATAGGAAAGCCCCGATTGACCCACCACCAGGGATGAAAGCGATGTTGTAAAGCCCGATAACCTTCAGGTAATGAGTCAGCTTATCTTCGTCGTCCTTGTCTGGGTCACCCCTAAACGCCCCCAGCGCCATATCCCCTAGTATCGCGGGGATAGCCACGATCATAAACCATGACTTCGCGTACAGCGCAACGGCCTTAGCTTTGAAAGCCGCACTCTCGTCGCTCTTCAAGGTGCGTTTGAGTAGCGTTGACTTCTTCATCAGTAACATAAGTTGTGAGTTGAAGAAGCTGTACATCATATTCAACAATGGTAGCCAATGCCCCTCAGCTATTTTAGTGACGTCGGCATCGCGCCCAGACCCGACGATCTCTCTCGTCCGCCGGTCGGCGTGGATTACGGACACGTTGTGGTCGTTCTGGTTTTCTTTCATCGCTACTTTGTAGGCGGCGTTCCACGTTATCGAAGCTACAATTTGGTTGATTTTCCCCATGAACCACAACCACGTAGACATATTAGGCATGTACTTCTGCTTCGATGTCAGCTTCTTGCTATTCTCTTGCACGGTACGGTCGAAGCTAGAGTGGTAGTTGCGTAAGAAGACAGAGTTTTTCATCCCGAAGCGAAACGCGGCAGGACCCATCGGACTGTGCATCCTGAGAGTTTCCCACGCGACGTTCGCAGTTCCTAGTTCGTTTGCCGCCGTGCTTAAGTTCGTGTAGTTCTGTAACGCCGTCCACATTCCAGAGAGCAGTACGACAGAGGTATTCTTCCTCGCTAAATCTGCCGCCTTCTCGAACGGCCCCGAGGGGAGTTGCGCTCCCATGACCATAGACCCAACACGATGCCGAAGTGTTTCGTACTCCACCTTCGACCCAGCAGTCTTGATCACCGTCTCCATGTCAGGGTCGAGCAGCATCCGTTGGGTATCCGCCACAACTTCGCGGTAGGCCAGATCATTCACCACCTTGTTGACCGTCTCGAAGAATACTCCCAAGTCCAAACGAGGGCGGTACTTGGTGTGTTCCTCACGGGCTATGCTGGTTCCTTGAGCAGTAGCGACCCTCCTCCCGCTGGCGTGTCCGGACATCATCTCGGCTACCGCACCGTCCTCGCTTCCAGGAGTCGCGTCCTTCTCGGTATCGTACTTAACTTCGTAATACCCCCCAGTCAAGTTTCCGTTCTTCGCTCTGTGAGGTATTGCCTCGACCTTCGGCGCCCCTTTACCTTTAGTACGCTCGTCCAATGCTTTTAGCTCAGGCCATAGGGTTCTATCGAAGACCTCCCATATCCCGTTCGCCAACTTAATATCCCGGGCGTCTAACAAGTCGATAACCTTTTGCTGAGTTGCAGTATCTAGCCGTTGACCATTGGTCATGGTGTGGTTGCTCAACCTGTCCCGGCCTGTCTCGCTCCCGTGGTAGAGCGCGATTGTGATAGCACTCTCGCGTGTTAGGACAAACCCGAGAGGTTTCGTGCCAATATCCGCACGCGTGAACGCGATTTGTTCGAACGGATTGTACTGGTCGAGCAAGGGCTGCACGGTCTTATATATCTCTTCCATCCGTGCGACTTTCCAGTCGTTCCGCGAACTCATCGGCCATATCAAAGAGTAGAACAAATCCCCGATCTTGCCGCCTTCGAGGATGTCTACTATCGCTTCCGAACTTGAAAGCGCGGCTTGCACAGCGTCTGAGGTATCCCCAAGAGACTTCATAGCACTGTGCCGGGGGTCTGTCACCGTTGGTTTTAACTGACCGTTCGGTAAGAATAGCTTGGGGAAATTCTTCCTGAATACCGCCATGTTCTTCGCCTTCGCTTCTGCGAAAGTCTCTCCACGAAACGCCGCGTATTGCTCGCGCTCCCGTCTCGCTAACATCTCTATCGACTTCACAGCGGCCATCACCTCACGGAACTCCGTCAGTGTCAGTGACTTGTAACCCCGGGTCACCTGCTCACTGATAAGCCACGCGGGTACTTCAGGGGAGATAGCAGATAACCGTTTGGCTTCCTCGACTAGGTACGCCCCGAAGTCGCGGCGTGGGGTTGCCTCTGTGAGTTGCGTTGATTTACTGTTAACCCCCAAGCGGTCAAGCAAAGCGTTCAACTGAAGCAGGTGCTCCCCGCCCATCGCTTTTTGCGCACCGGGCTTCGTGATTCTTTTCAGCCGTGCTTCTTCCGTTTGGACTTCCTCCCGCGCGGATAGTGCTGCTTTGTAAAGTTGGCCGTTCAGTATCGCCGCCCGTTGAGCGTCGACAGCCCCTTGAGGATTCTTCCCTGCGAGTTCTACGGCTTTAAGTGCCGCCCTGCGTTCTACCGCCGCGTACTGATTAGGCCGTAGGTCTTTCAAGGGTATCTTGGCGATTCGCGCTTCCGCTGCCAGCTTCGCCGCCTTGGTAATCTGGCTGACCGGTGCGCCCGACTTAGTGAGTATCTTTAACCCCGAGGCGTAGAACCGTGCGCGGGAGTCGTTCACCAGTGCGGCGTTAACCGCTTCGTCGATAGCGCGGGCATCAATCATCTCGCCATGCTCTTGCAGCATACGTTGATCGGTCAAGCCAGCAATCTTCTCTTGGGCGTTCTCTGCGTGAGTTAGTTCTTGGAGTAGCGCCTCCGAAGACGGAAAACCAAACTGCGAGGCCACCATGTCGAGGGGGAGTCCGTCTTCAGCTACCATCCCCGCCACTGACGGGTCGGTAACCATAGCCCCTAACTCATCGGCGCTCATCTTGACTTCACCATTGAGCATAGCTTGCCTAGCCTGGTTAATCGGTTCGGCCATCACCTGCGCGGTTACCTCTTCGCGAATCGCTGCTCGGAACCCCTCTGCCTGTGCTTGAATCTTCTTCAACGTAGCACTCTTGGCGTTGGACAACCACTTCAGGTCACGCATGGAACGCTTCTGTACCGCGTCCACC